TTGAAACAAATGATGGGCTTCGAATAGCAGCCTCAATAGCCTCACGCTGAGAATCACTTACAAACTTTGCACTGTTAATAAGTAAGTTTACTGTTGCACCTGCTTGATGACTTCCTATTTCATCTAAAACTTTAAAGTATTGCACCCTGTCCTTAGTAACTGCAAACTCTTCTTGTGCAGCAATTTGAGCATCTTTAGCATGTACTGATAACTCGATAATTGACTCTGGAGTAACAGACATTGCTGTACTTCGCTCTAACTCACGAAGTTTTCTATATGTATTAAATTTAGCAGCAGCTTTTATATTTTTTAATCTTTGTTTTTCAGACTCAATTTCAAGAGTTGTTCTTGTTTTTGTAAATATCTTGCCACCTTCAGTTGCAATATATTCTGCAAAGCGACCACCAGCTGCCTTGTCCATTCCCTTTAAATATTCACTATACATAGTGTCATATGTATTTGGATCAGGGTATTTTTTAGCTATTTCAATAGACTTACTTTCCAACTCTTCTAGCATTGACTCATTAAATCTACGCTCTGCTACTTGGTCATAAGCTTGTCGTGCCACTAAACCAAACTCTCTTGGTGCAGTTAAGCCGATAGGTGTGCCATTATCATCAAAAGTAATTAAGTTTTGCCTTTTAATTTCTTTAGCAAAGTTAGTGCCGCGCCTAATAGCTTCATCTCTAGCAAAAGGTTCAGCGGCAGATGCTATGCTTTGGGCAGCCCTTGATGCAGTTTCTCCAACCTGTGATGCGCCAGTATCTAAGTTAACAACACCTATTCTGCGCTGAAATGCTTGCTGTCTTTGTCGAATAACTGCCATAACTTATCCTATTTATATTTTAAGTAGCCAGACACTCCTTGGCCCATTGCTGATATTGCATTAAAGAATGAAGCACGTTGAGCATTCTTACCGCGCTCGACCTCAATCATTGCCGCTAATTTAGTTTGACCTTTTTCAAGTTCTTGCTGAGTTCCTAAAATACGCAAATCACGCATTAAAACTTTTTGCTCTGCGCCTCGAAAAGCATCAATGCTTGAATCTTCACGACCTAACATTCCAAAGATAGCATCATTAGTTGCCATTGCATTATCATACTGTTCAATCCTAGCAACCATGTTTTGAATGGCAGCAGCTTCATTAGCTATACCATCAATCTCCATTTGCTCTGCTTGTTGTTCAGCTGTACCTGCCGCTGCCCTACCTGCTTGAATTTGTCCAAACGCAGAGACTGCGCCCATTGCTAATTGTAATACTGCTAGTGGTCCTGCCATTATATTACTAGCTCCGCTACTAATCCATTTATCTGCAATGGAAGTGGCGCGTCCTGAGTTATTGTAATTTGTGGATCACGACTATACCCCATTAACCTAAACTCCTTTTTGCCAGTAAATGGTTGCTGTTGAAGTGACAAGTCATCAGTAACATTTCTAATAACTAATGCCGTTTGATTTACCTTTATAGATAAGGTTGTGTTAAGATCAACAAATACACTTCCAATAGATCTGGGTAAACCAGTAGCAGGGCCATTACTTATATTTGCATCTATAGGATTTGTTTTTAACTCTACATCAAATTTAAAACCTATTTCAGCAGAAGAAAGTGAAGCATCAACACTTGATACATTTATATTGCCACCTGACACAGTAAAGTTTCCAACAAAATTATTGCCACTTACTACACTTAATACAGCTCCATTATTAAAATCAGCAGACACATCAAACACACCAGATGAACCAGAATAGACTTTTGACATATCAGTATTAAATGTTGAATCAAACTCACAAAGAACAATTTTATTTGTTCCATCACCTAGGTTATATTCTACATTAGCAAACACACGATCATCTATTGTTACTGTAGAATGAAATACACCATTAGTAACGAACTCCACCCAACCTGCACGTTGCTCTGCTCTATTAGAATTAAATACAGCAAGTGTGCCATCATCATTTAAAACAAACACATAGCTCTCTGAACGAGACAATGCACCATAAAGTGTATTCAATTCTAAAGGCGTTTTAATAAGATGCGAAGAAACAGTAGAAATAGGATTAGCAACATACGCAGCTTCACTGTCACTAAACAAATATTCTCTTACAATTTGCCCACCCTTTTGAACAAACAAAGTTGCACCATCAATAGCTTGAGGTCTTTCAAAACCGCAGCCAAATGGGGTTTGTCTTCTCATCTGAGCATTAGTTGGAGTAATGGGCTGATTTTGAAATGCTGGTATATAAAACTCAGCAGATGCAGAGAATACCTGCAAGTCACGATTAGAAACAATATGTTTAATTTGTTGAATTTCACCAACAGAAGCAGTCAACTGTATTGAGTCACTGTCTTTAGCCTCACCTACATCAAAATTATAATACTCAGCAGACTTACTAAACCAAACAGAATCTGGTTGTGCCAATGAGCCAGCAAACACCAATCTATTTTCATGAAATGTAACTGCCGCTGGAAAGCCTCGAAGCGCAGAATATGATTGCTCATCCCAAGTTGTAGTGGGTGCATGAGTTGTAATATCAGGTGTACCACCACCAATTTCTGAAGCATTGGCAGAAGATCCAGCTGTAATAGTAAACTTATCATCACTTAAAACAGATGTAATCGTTCTAGCTCCATTTATTTGATTTACAGAAATACCAGCAATAGTACCAGCATTTGACACTGTGATTGAGTCTGAAGCTGAAAAGCCATGATTAGCCATAGTTATTTCTAAAACAGCAGAACCTTCATTAGATTTTACAGAGTTTGCAAGCAAAGTAACTTTAAGTGTATCAAGTATATCACCAACAGCTACGGTTGAGTTTGTTACAGAAGTAATTTCTATTTCCAAACCATTATATCTTACGGTTGTGCCAATATGTTTTGATGGGCTAGAAGTATCCCAATACGCAGTGCTTGTAGTAAGTGTTGCTCCAGTTCCGCTTGTTTTACTTACATCAAGAGTTGTTCCAGCTGTTTGAAATTTAAAATAAGGTTGATAAACTTTAGAAGCACTTAAATTCTGGTCAAACCTAAATGACTCAACTTGAAATGAAGTTAAACCTGTTCTAACAATTTGCTGTGGAATAAATGTTGAATGTGCAAGAAACATAACATCACCAGCTTGAGCATATGTAACCTCATGCAAATAAGTATCTGTAAATTTTAAAGCTGCACTGTCAACATCTTGTGTAATTGTTTGGATTAAAGAAACAGAGCCGTCAACAGGACTTATTCTAAAAACTCTTATCTTTTGATGCTCAAGAGATATAATATATTGCTCATCATCAGAAAAAATAAAAGGTAACAATCTACATTGCTGAACCTTATTTGTGTCTATTGTTGTATCAAACTGGTATATTTTTTTAAGACCAGATCTTTTAACTACACCACCCTCAGATCTTAGAAAAAAGTTTTTAACACGCTGTGCTGATTGATTATAAATTGGCGTGTCTGTTCTTGAATAAAGAGAAGGACTTACCTCACCAAAAGCAAAGTTTGTAAGTGGTACTCTAACCTTCTGCATTATGTGCGCCTATTTACAATAAATCTATTGGTTGTGAGTTTCCGTGTTGTTTGTTGTTGTGCATCTAAGTTTCTTGCCCTCACCATAGAAACAGTTGCTTGTTGTGACATAAGTTGAGCAAGATTTTGATCTCTTGCCAAAGCAGCTGCAAACACAGATGCTAATTCATACTCAACAGCAACAGTAAAATATGAAGGCCAATCTTGCTCATTAGCACGATAGGTAAAATCTAACACAAGCTCAGAAGTTGATGATTGGTCGCAAAACAATTTATCACCATAAGTTTGATAATCTATTGGTGTGTCATTCACAGTAACAGTATGTGTCATTAGCCAACCGCTAGGAAGTTGATATGCAGCATCAAATCTTCCAGTAGGTGCAGCAGTTAATCTATTAAGAACAGCTTGGTTTGTAGCAAATCTCCATCTAGTATTTACAAGAGATGATCGAGCAATGTCTTCATACATGTTTGAAGCAATTAACGCCTCATTATTACCATCATCAAAAGATGTAATAGGCTCTGCACCAATTAATATAAGAGCGCGACTACATACATCTATTGGTGAGCTTGCTGGTGTGCTGGAAACTGCCATATAAAATCCTCAAAGAAAGGTGGGGCCGAAGCCCCAACCTATTAGTCGCCATCGGTTTCAGCTACTGCCGTACCATCAGATACGTCAACAACAGTACCAGTATTTGATAGAACAGTACAAAAGTTTGTTGTCGGAACATTAGTATCGCGAACGATAATTAAGTCACGAACATCAAGCATGTTTGCTGCACTATTAAAATACCCAGCAGTGTTTACTGTCGCAATAGCATCAGCAGATGTATACATCCACAAGCTACCGTTTGAATCACCACCGACCCGAGTTAGTCCACTTGAAGCAAAAGCCATTTTCTAACCCTCCTAGTTATTATCTAGCAGTTCGTATACACCGTTGTCATCAATGACAACAGAACCCATTGACATCATTGATGTCGCTAGGTGCGATACTTTTTCTGCTACATAGTTTACTTCGGTCTGAACATCAGAGTTCACACCCA